TTAGGTTTTAGAGCAGGAATCTTAGCAACTAGTCCTTGTAACTCTTCAATTAGCTCAGCATCACTCTTTTGAGTAGTTTTATCTACATTGAGATTTATATTCTGAGAACTAAAACCACCCATCTCTAAAACTAGTTTTGCTGTATTAAGTCTAACTGCATCTTGTTCTGATCTAAGTAAGTCTTGTAGGACTGTAATAGCTAGTCCAGATGTTGATGTAATTCTATCTTCGTTCTTCTCTCTGATTTCATGAGCATATTTCTTTTTAAGATATGAACCCATTTGTGTTGGATTGGATGTCCATCCTGCTTTTTTAGCTGATTGAGTTGCATTACCTGCTGTCTCACCCTCAAGATAATAATCTATAAATTTTTGTTCATCTTCTTTACTTATTTTCTTCGGCATCTGCTTTCTCCATTAACCATTTCTTTAATTTATTTGTTACATGCTTGGGTAGTGTTAAATCTTTTCTATCTTTAATCCAAGACTTATCTACCACAAGACTCCCATCTATATCTACTTGTGTGTCAGATCCTGAGATATGACTGACAAGTGTTATAGTTTTGTCGTTCTCTTCAACGACTAATCCAATAGATATACAATCAGCTAGATTGTGTTCTAATTCATTTATATTTGTCCACCCTGATGTAGGGCTGATTGCATCTTCCCAATTAATAAGTACAAGTTTTGGTTTCATTTTTTGTTTCTTAGAAAGTTTAAGTATTCAGCACCCTCTTCTACTTCCCAGAATATCTTGATGAAGTCAGGGTGATCTTCTGTAAGTTCAGTATTAAATACAGCAACAGCACAAGCAGACATCATCTTGCATGGTAGATTAAGTTGTTTTGCAAAGTTATCGTATTTCTTGTACGAGCCAACTTGTACACAATGCATGATTTTGTCTGAGTTAGCATCCTTGATAGGACTATAACCTGATACATGAGTATGACCTGCTATCAGTAAGTGGTCTCTTGCATTGAATAATGCATGTCTGACAATACCATGAGCTGTGTTATACATTGAATGTCCTCTGAAGTTATGTGCACAGTTCACTTTAATTTCGTGTTTAGGTAATTTGATTTTAAGTCTTGCGTTGTGGTTAGAGTATACAGTTTTTAGAGGTTTACACATCCAAGTAATCGGATCACCCTCCATAGCCCACATATCATGGTTTCCTGCAACGATAAAGATATAAGGTGTTGCATTGATAAGCCATTCAACTAACTGCCATTGTTGTTCGCCATTGGTTGTTTGGTCTGCCCATAAACCTGCTAACTTACCACGTCTAGCCCAGTTATTAGATAAATCACCAACAGAACAGGCATACATACCATCTGTAGCATTGACTATATCTATGTGCTTTCTAAGTGATACCCAATCACATCCATCATCATCAACATGAGGATCGCCTTGAATATATAATCCAATAGGTTTCTTATCATTTATCTTTATGTTAATAAACTGTTCAGACTTCTCTCTAGCTTCTTTTCTTTTGAATACTTCTGTTCTTGCATTGATGAGTTCTTCTGTAGACCAATCAAGATTTTCAGTTTGTTCTAATTCGTAGTTCTTTATTATCTCAGGGTTTTGTGTTTTCTTACCACAAGTCCTACACTTCCACCTTTTTCTTTGTTTTTCTGTGCCATCTGTACCTGATTTAATCAGGTGGGTTGATTTACAATGAGGGCAACATAAAGCATTACCATCTTCGTCTCTTTGTATGATACCTACTCTACTGTAGTTACCACCATTATTATTGATTTGGTATGTCATTTGTTTTTTTCCTGTTTAATTAGATATTCGAGATACCACTTAGCTTTCTCTAAGTCTTGTATAGGTGTGCCTTTGTAAGGGAATCGAGTGACATATTTTACGATGTTCCCACGAACATAATCCATATCCCACGATCTTATGTATTCGATTGTCTCTATACCTTTAGTATAATGACTTGGTCGATTAATAAGGTCTTCTTTCTTCTTCATCAATCTTATCCATAACTTCATCCCAAGTTATTGGTGTACAATTTAAGAACACTATACCACCATATTTATAGTCAAGTCTATTATTTATCCTTGACTTTATGCTGATTTCTGCTTTGGGATCAATCGCATGGATTGCTTTGATGATTTGCATTTCCCTTTTTGTGTAGGGAATATTTGCACTCATAATATATCTCCTATTAGTTTATGTATACAACCATCTCGTGATGTAGTAAGCCACAACTAATATTAATATAAATTCTAAGACTGATATCTCAGGTCTTAGATATTTCGTTCTTACCTTACTTAATAAGAACTTAATTAAGTTTATCATGGCATGAAACCCCTGTTATTTCTATTTTTAGTTAGGTTTCAAAACCCCTACTGTTGTTTTGTACAGTTTTTGTTGTCTTAATTCCATTTGAATTTCATGATGTTTTTTAAACAACTCTTGTTTTTTTGTTGTCTGTACACCCTGAGCACCCTTCTTCGAGTTCTTCTTGTGTTGTTTCTTCATATTCTTGAGCTATATTATAATTATTTGTTTTCCCCATTATTTTTGATTCTACTGTATAAGCTAATATTAATACAGTCATTATAACGAGTGCTAAATAAATTCTATCCACGACACTTCCATTTCCTTAATGCCAATGCTTTACGAGTTGGTCTACCTTTAGAATCTTTCATAGGACCTTTAACACCAGACATTCTTGCACAAAAACTTGCACGTCTTTTTGCTGCTTTTGATCCTGGTTTGACTTTACCTGTTACAGGTCTTTTTAAATTAGCACCTGTAGTTCTTTTAAAATACTTTCTTCCTGCTTCGTTAAGTCCACCTGTTTTGCTTTGATATCTCTTAGCTACCATGTTATCTCCTTGTTGCAGCAGAACCGAAATAGAATCCTGATATCGCTGCTAAAAAATGTGTGTCTGCTGTAGTAATAACTAAACCACTTACCCCTTGAAATCTTATTACTTCTTCTGCACTACCAAATATCCACCAACCTGTTTTTACTTCTTCAAGATACATAAGATGTACTTGTAAACTTGGGTCAATTAAAGGCACAATTTTTGGTAAAACAATAATAGATAATACAGACAATAATGCCATCCATCTTCTTGTTACTGATTGAAAATGCCCACCATGTTTTCTTGCATCTTCTACTGATGCACGATTTATCTCTGCTCTTTGCATAAGATACTTTTGTTGATCTGCTGCGTCTTTAGATTTTTGTGACCATATAGATAATAGCCCAGTAAATAAACTAGAGCCTAACATGGTTATGACTTCAAAAGGTATCATTTAATCATCCAACCTTTGATTATATTTTTCTGCTCCTCCACCGAACCAGTTATAAGTCATTGGTCCTACTAAAGGAATACCTTTTAATATAGGAGAAAAATCAACATCTTCACCTAATATAGCTTCTACTGCTTCATTACCCCCTTTAAATGCTGCATCTATAACTGGAGTTGCAGGAACAATAGTTCTGTAAGCAAATTCTGTAACTTGTCCTTCACCTAAATATCTTTCTGTTGAGTATTTATTGAGTCCATAAATGCCTGTTAGTGCCCACATTGCCTGTGTAGGTAATTGTTCTGGTCTTACTTCTCTACCTAATAACATATCTTTGGTTGTTTGCGTTCCTACGTTAGCAGCAGCGAGATATCCTGCTAAAGCAGCAGCTTTTTTTATAGCTGTTGTTTTGTTACCTCTCTTATATTCTTGTACTACATTTCTTCTTAGAACATCATATTGCTTTAACATAAATGATTTAAGCATATAAAGTATTCTTCCATTAGGAGCATCTAGGTATGCCTGTGGCATCTCTAACATAGTAATAGGTTGCGTATCAGACAGTTCATTGAAAGCATGAAACTTAATATTATCTGTAATACCATCTTTAGCTACATAGTTTTTGTGGTCGTTAATAATGTTGTCTATTTCGTCACCATAAAACTTACCCCATTTTTTTCTAAAAGCAGCTTCACCTCTTTTGGTTTTTAACAATTTAATATTTTTTGTAAATGCTGCGTTCATTAAAGACTCTTTACCTAATCTGTCAACTGCTCTAAAACCAGACAAACTAAATAGTTTGTTAAGTATTTTAGCTGATGTCCTTATATCGCCTTCTGCCATCTCTTGTTGTATGTTGGTTAATCCAATATCAA